GAGCAGGAAAAGTTGGAGTATACATTCTAGTATCACCCTCTTTTTTATGGATAACATACAACGTATCGTATTTTACCCACCATGCATAAACATCGTTGATATCGAAGTCTAGTTCCCAGCAGGAATGGACTTCGTACTTGGCTTCGAATTCATAAAGATCTGACATATTCTTCCTTTCTAAAATAAAATATACTTATATTATAGTAAAATAATAATTACAATAAAACTACAAAATAATCTTTTTACTGGCTTTTTTGAACTAACTCATAATCATGTACGATCATGCCTAATTCAGCATTACCAACCTTTTGTTCTCCAATCCAGATACGTTTTATCAACTTACCTTTTCTGTCATTAACTCGTCTCCAATGTCCTCGTCTCCAATGTTCACGTTTAGGTGATCCTTGACCAGTAAACATTCTATTATAAACTCGTTTTCCTCTTGGTTTCGGTAAATTTATTTGTACAACTTTATATTCGTTTTTAGGAACGGATCGGTTCAAGTAAACGTGAGTAATCTTTTTTGGAGGAACTACCGTCTCTGTAGAAACTAAGTCATAATTTAACATATTTAATAACGAAATAAGAAAACGAGGATCCCCACTTAATCTATTTAAGTCTTCAGCGTGCCTAATACTTTCTTTTTCATGAACAGGTGATAAGAAATTTTGTGCTGATCGAACCCAGTGGGTAGAACAAGTTTGTACTGGAATGAGGTTTCTAAAGATCTGGTCTAAGAAAGGATCTCCTTTATGTAACTCGCTGTAAGCAATTCCTAACATAACAGCCCCATTTGAAGCACAGTTATGGTAAAAAGCCTCTTCTGTCATGTTTACAGGTGAAAAGTTATTTTGTCTATTCCACGTGTTTACAAAAGACTCATAATTATAATTACAATCATAATTAATATTGAACCCCATTTCAGGACAATAAAATTTTTTGTCTTCCATTTGAAAGAAACAGGTATAGAGTATTGTTTCTCCATCAACAATAGGTTCATTATTTCTTACATCACGTTCATTGGTTAATCTTTTTATGTGATAACCTATTCGGTCTGGTATACCAGCAAGATTTAAAGGTTCAACTTCTTTCGTTGCTCCTTTTTCTCTACATAGTTTTATTAACTCTTTTCGATTTTTCTGTACTCGTTCCTTTTCGTTCCACTCAACCCACATATTATTAAACGGTGGTCTTGTATTATATAAACCGTCTAGTAAATACTTCGGCTTTACATAGCTTGCTCTTATTGCATGGTCTAAAAGGTTGTCCGTAATCAAGAACTTTTGAGATTGAACCATATCTACTTGTACGTTTTTACTCATGGCAGTAGCATACTTACCTGAAATAAAGTTTGCTATGCCACGAGTAGGGTTTGATAATGCAGAGATAAGTTCACTTGCTAATAAAGGTTTATCAGTCCAGTCCATTGTGCCACCTATAACTACCTGTCATATCTGTAACAAAAGGTTGTACTTCTTCAAAAGTCTTTTTAGAAATTTCTTTACAACCACCGTCTCGCCATATGACTTCGTCATAGTCTTTAGTGTACCAATTACTTTCCTTATTGTATTCGTGAGGAAGTTCTTCACCATCGTCGTCACATTCCCCACCATACCAGAACTTACATTGATACTCCATAAAGGCTTTAGCATCACGGTCACGCTCAGCTTTATGGTTGTCGAATAAATTAGATTGACTAGGTTCAGGAGCAGACCAAACTATCGTTGAATTAAAGTTATGTTCTCCAGTTTGCTCTTCTATCTGACCAATATAATAAAACAACTTAGTCATCGTCCTCTCCCTGTGCACGCTCTACTTTATCTCGCATTAGACCTTTATACATAGGAAAGACATTATCTAAGAGTAAGTTCATATCATGTATATTTGATACTTCTTTATAAACATCTTCGACAGATTCTAGTTTTTCTATAGCTAAACATAAAGCCTGACTAACTATATACTGTCCTCGAGTAGAAGAAAGAAAGTCCATCGCAACTTTCCTCTTTTGATCTGGATCCATCCACTGGCGTCGCTCCTCCATAGTAGCCATTAAAACTCTCCTTTATTTATTTTGATTTTTTTATAGATATTTCCTCTAGCCCAATCTACATTTTTCATATGGTAGACATAAGACTTTCGAAAGTCTTTTACATACTGTAGGTATTGTAAACGAATTTGCAACTCTCTTGTAGAGTCGTCTTTTATTAATATAGCCCACCTAGATCTAATTGAACGAATATCTTCGATACAGGACAGGGCTTGTTGCTTACAGCGTGCAGCGTTTTTTGCTGACGTTACTAAAAACGACATCATAGTGTCGATTTCTTTTTCTATAGTTTTCATTTTCTTCCTTTCTAACTTCTTGGGTTATTGAGTAATATCACTCTCCTCTTGGAGTAATCCATTTGCGATTAGATACTCCTTGTAATAGTCATATACTTCTTCTGCTGAGCCTTCTATCTCGAGACCTTGATTTATCATGCAAGATGCTAGTAAATCCATCTCAGGACAGTTGCTGTTGCGTAAGGCTTTCCACAATACTGCAGCCATAACTACAGGTATTTGGACTTTTTTAGGTATTTCTTGTGACATTTTTACTCCTATAAAATATTATTATATTACGCAATAATAAGGAATAAAATACGAAAAGCCTGATTTTACTCGCTATACTGCTTGCTTTGTGTAGTCTGACTCTGCACCCCTCGTCCAACCCCTTACCGACTCTGCGTGCTTTATTGCTTTTTCTGCGTCTTTTGCTTCACCCCAGTTTGGACCAAGATCAACATCTACTTTTACTGGAACAGATAGTTCTACACAGTGTTCCATAATTTCTTTTATACGAATAGCTTGCTCATGCGATTCTATAGAAAAATCTAATTCGTCATGTACTTGGATATGGGGGATGATACCCTCTGCATATAATAACTGCATTGCTTTTTTTGTCATATCTGCAGCACTACCTTGTATAAGTCTGTTCATAGCTTTATGAGTAAAGGCTCTTTTAATAGCATTACCGTGTTCAGCATAAGCAGTTTTATGATCCATAATTTTTCGTGTACCGAACTGTGCTGGTTCCCATTTATCGAATCGACAACGTCTGCCAAGTAATGTTCTTATACTGCCTTGATCCGATGCTCGTCGTATTGCACGCTCACTTAACGCTTTTACAAAAGGTACTCGTTCATGATATCGACTAAATAATTCTTTTCCTTCGTCTAAGGTTAGCCCTAGACTATCAGACAGCTTTTTTACACCCATAGAATAAAACAAACCAAGGTTGATGTTCTTTGCTTGCTTTCTTTTTATGCCTGCCATGTCAGCTACGACTTGATGGAAGTCTGCATCCCCGTCTCTAAATGCATCTCCTGCATCTTTTGCCCCTCTTAACTGCATCATCTCTGCATAATGAACAACGAGCCTCGGTTCTTGTTGGGAATAATCGAATGCTCCCCACTCGCAGTTGTCTTCAGGGATGAAGAGTGACCGTATTGCTGCCCCAATCTCAGGGTCTCTTGCTGGTACTTGTTGGAGGTTTGGGTTACTATAACTAAATCGTCCAGTAACCGTTCCCCCATCATCAGAACGTAGGGGGTGTAGTTCTGCATGAATACGACCATTTTGTTGATTACGCATAAGCATGCCATCAATAAAAGTTGTCCTAGCTTTGTTCATCTTTCGTGCTTTTACAATTAGCTGTGGAAACTCATGTTCATGGGCTTCAAGCCACGATTGTTGGAATGACGGTGATCCTTTTTCGGTATAGTTAAATGATAAGTTGAGTTTTTTGAATGCCTTTTCTATAGAAGCATTAGCCCATATTTCTACTTCTTCGCCCACGAGTTGCTTTATGCGATGAAGAGACTCCATCTCTTTTGCCTGAAACTGTTTAGATAGCCTTTCTGTAGCTTCTAGGTCTACCTTAACACCTTTCATTCTCATATCTATAAGTAAAGGAAGTATAGACGTTTCTAAATCGAATATAGACCATAAGTCTTGCCTAGATATTTCTGATTTTTGCCAGTTCCATAACCGTAAAGTCATTGCAGCATCTTGCTCTGCATATGGACCAACATACATAGGGGGAATCTGATATAGTCCTGCTTTTGCATCTACACCCCATGCTTGTGCAGCATCGTATAATAGTTCTTCGCTTTTAGTTTCTTGTAAATATGTTTTGCCTAAGTTATTTAATGAATAACTAAATCTGTTTTCATCGATCAAAGGTGCACCAATCATAGTATCTATAATACGACCTTTAACTTCAATACCTTCAGCTTTTAACCAGCCAATATCATAAGAAGCGTTATGACAAACTTTATCAGCTTTTGTTTTAGCTACATCTTTCATCCAACTCATGACAGCGTTCTCGTCTAAGTTACCTCCAGCACGGTGTCGGATAGGCAAATAACCTTGCCAACCATCAGTAGCTACAGCTATACCAACAATCTGTCCGTCTTTCCTAGCCCAACCTGCACCTTTGTTTCTAAGGTTTGGATCCCATGTTTCAAGGTCGATAGCTATTTCTTTAGCTGAAGATAAGTCTGGTAAAAACTCTGGGGGTGTCCACGAACTATCAGGAGTAAACAACGGTTGTTGTAATGGGTTCTTTTGTTTAAACATATCTTTCTTCCCTTTCTGTTGGGAAGATTTTACCGTATTACTCATTCTTTTGTAAAGCCATTTCTGCTTCGACTAGTAGTAGATAGCGTCTAAGGTCTCTTATATCGTCTATAAGCCCCTCTGGTCTCTTATCTTCGTCTAAAGCTAAAAAGATATCGTAAGTATAGTCGTTTACTTGGTTTTCTATACGATCCCACTTCCTAGCTAACATCATAAAAGCCCCTATACCCCCACGCTTTTTCCAGCTATTACCATAGTCTTCTTCAGCTTTATCGAGGGATGTCCAGTCCTCTGCACATATAATTTGTGTTCGTTTTATAATAGGGCTAAGTTCTTTTTGTTTTGTCATTTTACTTTCCTTTCTAGCCATTGTACACAGGCTTTCTTCCAATCTGGTGCTTGGATAGTTGACGCTTGTGCGATTGCATTTTTTATATCTTTTTGTTTATATATCGACCACGCTTGAACCATAGGTATTGCTGTGTAAGCAAATATATCGCTATTACTAAATAAGTCAGCAGTAATATCCTGACCACCGACTAACCCACCAGACGGATTATCGCAAAGTAAATCAAAAAAGTATTTTAAGTCTTGATCAAAATAACCTGAGTCTTGCATTAGAGGTTGCCACTTAACATTAGGGTCAGTTGTATACTCATTTTCTGTAATACCCTCTGGTAGTTTATGTTTTAGATCATCCCATAAGTCTATATAAATATGAGCATTATTACTTATTTGGTGATACTTACCAACTTCTAAGTTAGCCATACTTGCAACATATTCGTGTAACATACTAAAGTGAACAGCGTTAGCACCATAAGCACCCCAAATCATATCATTAGACCGACACATAACCGTCATATCAACTATGTTTAATTCTTTTCCTGGACGGCACTTAAAATACACCTGAGTATTACAAGGCACATCTTTTCCAGTATAATGAAGATCGGAAGCACCCCACATAGAAAGAACTATTCGTCTATCAAAAGGATTATCTTTAAGTTTTTGTATTATATTTTTTAATTGATCAAATCCAAACCAAGATCTCCACCTATTTCCATAAGCACCATTTAGAGTTTTACCGTTATCAGAAAACTCTTCCATTCTTTTCACAAACCATGATATAGCTTTTAAATCGTCACGACCAGCAAGCATCCATAAGCCTTCTATAAAATGAAAAAACGGATTACAATTTCTTTCTGGCATAAACAAAACTCGTTCTCTTGGATAACGATATGTTGAACAAACAGGGTCAGGAAACATAAGTACGTCACCTACCCTTGACTCTAGTTTTATTGTAGACTTTTCATCCCTTAAACTCATTAAAGCTATTTGAAATACTTCTTCTACATTTTTTCCCTCAAACGTAATCATCTATATAATCCTCTTGGCTTTCCTTCTCCATTACGAACTCTTTCATATTTATCGAATTCACATAAGCTATGTTCTATTTCTCTCATCTCAAGTTTATGGGCTATGGAATAGGGTAAGTATTTATTACGAACTGATTTTAATTCAACCATTTCGGCATTCCAATCATGTTTCTTACTTGTGTAATTTAAACTACGACCATAAATACGATTTAAACCTCTCATCGCTCCTGGACCAGCATTAGCCCAACGATGTATATCGAGGGCTTTATCTAAAAACAAAGTATAGCGAAGATCACAAACTAATTCGTAAGACATAAAATGACCTAAGTATGGGTACTCTTGAAATAAAGCATGGGCTTTTTGTAATGTATTTATTTTAGCAAAATCATTTATAATTTTATTATGGTTTCTAACAATATTGTTTATACACCAAATAACACCGTCAACTTTATCCATACCGTCTGGAGTTTTTATTATATATCCTCCAGTAACATACTTTTTTTGTTCTTTTATCTTTTCTCTAGCTAACTCTGGGTTCCATTGCTTATGAAGATCATGACGTAAAAGAGTTTCGCCAGTCTCAATTAAATTAAACCACCGAAAGATCACGGTAGCTAACAACACATCTTTTGTATGCTTGAGTGGGTCTCTCATGTTTTCACGAAACCACACCGTTGTTTTATCGTTTTCACGAAACGGATTAGTAAATCGATATGTATCTAATATAACATCCGTTGTCCAAGGACGAGGAAGACCTTCTTCTTTTTTTAAGTAGATTTCATGTCTATCCTCGATCCATCGGAAGAATCGTCTTGTTGGCTCCATTACTTCTTCCTTAAATGCCAGTTTACATTATTAGATGTTTCAGGATAAGCCGTAGCTAAGAGAACTCTTTGCCAATGTTTATCGAACCTATTCTTTATGTCGTCTATGACGTGCTGTGGCCATCGAAGATTAGCACGGTGGTTTTTATTAAAGTTATTAGTTTGAGTAAACGTACCGTAATGACGCTCTAATATAAAATGCTTTTCTAAAAGTTCCTTTAGTTCTTCATAACCCCACTCATAAACATGGTCTTCAGGAAGTTTATCATTAGAACCGTCATGATTAGGTGTTGATATATAAGCAATACCACCTGAACGAAGTTTTCTAGCTGATGCTTCGATCCACGGTTCGATAAACTCTCTTCCCATGTGTTCAATAACTTCTGTTGTCATAAACACATCTATAGACTCATCTTCTACTGGAGGTTCAGGGTTAGTTGTTAAGTCTTGAAGAATAATCTGACCTTTACCACCTGACATAGTTTGAAACCATTTATGCTCAGTTAATGGTAACTCGTCGTCTACCCACCAATCATCGAGACAAGCTGGATCAATATCCATGCCAACATAGCTATTTACTATCTCTGCTTTTCTTGAAACAAAGGCTTTATATAAATAACGAAGTGTCCAAACTTCGCCACAACCTATTTCTAATATATCGACTGGTCTGCCAAGAGTTTTAGCTTTATCCATGATAAGTTGACCCATTTTACAAAACCTACTAATGTGGGCTAGTTCATCTGGTCGCCAGTTTGCTAGTGTTCCTGCACTAGCTATATCCATTCTAGTGTTTTTAGAATTATTTGCATTTACTGCAAGTCGTCTTCGTATAGATGCCATCGGCTTTCTCCCTTTGTTAAAATAGGTCTATCTAACTAGGGTCTACTTCATTGAAGCCGTTTAAAGACTGTAACCTTTAGGCAAGTTAGATAGAGTTAGTAGGGGAAATATCAAAGAAATAGAAAGGTTAAAACTCCCTCGAATATTTCCCCAGCGACGTGAAACTAGCTATGGGATAAAGAAATACACCCATTGTCGACCATCTCACGAAGATAGTGCTTAAAAACTTTATGAACTGGTTGAGTTGTCTCAAGACAACCTGAAAGATCATGTATTAGATTTTTTGAAGTAATAGGGCTGTTTTGTTTTAGAACATCTAATATTATCATCATCTGCTTTGCCCCTCGTTCTGGGTGCTTTAGATAAGTAATAGACGTATTTTCATCGTGCTTTATTCTAGTTTTCTTTACTTTTTCCATTTCAATAACTTCGCCCACTTCTTTCTCCTTTTTAATTTTTGGTGCTTCATCTAATAATTGTTGTAATTCTTCTGGGTGGTAAAACCTCCAACACCCAGACATATATTCTTGACGATACCCCTCTGGGTAAGTAAGACCTTTATTGGACACGCCAGACTCGTATACCAAGAGTAATGTTATTTCCTAAGTTATCAGGATCGTCTTGTTCCCATAACCTTTGGGTAAAACGAATACCCTCATATTTTTTCTGGTATGTTTGCCTAGCTTGACTTAAACGATTTGCCATACGTTTTAAGTTATCGCCCTCCTCTAAAGGTAAGAAGAAGGATTGCCCTACTTTCATTTCATTTAAAGGATATTTACGTTCTGCAGATCTACGATCAGATCCTGGGGGTAGTGGTATATCATCTTCTAATTCAATACCAAGAGAAGTAACTTCAACTTTTTTTCCTATTTTCATAGATTCTTCCTTTCTATAATTTACTATAATAAGATTATAGCTTATAAATATTTAACAATAAAGCCTAAAATACTCATACCATAAAAAACTTATTGGTCGTTGGCTGAACTATATGTAGCTTTTGTTTAGCCCTAGTTAGCCCTACATAAAAAACCCTAGTATCATCGTCTGGGTTTTTCTCATAAGACTTCCAAGTTTTATGAGGTAGGTCTGTTAAAAGGATTACGTTATCAGCTTCCCCACCTTTTGCTGAATGTATTGTAGATAATGTTATCCTCGGCTTTTTAGTAATCTTTTCGCCAAGACGAAGCATTGACAAAATATAACTTCTTTCGTGTGGTGTAAGGGCAGTAAACATATCATGCCATATCTTTGGCTCAGGTAGTTCTGCTAAGTTTTGTATTTCTTTTAATGTGAGTTTACGAGAAGAGTCTATTCCATTTAATGCTTTTCTTTTTGCTTCCTTTATATACGGTAACATATTTTCGGCTTGGTCAGGAAAAATAAGATTACCTTTTCGTAATTCTTCCCAGTTTTTTACTGCATCTATTTTCTTTTGCGATATAGAGGGATTGTTTTTTCTTTCAAAGTATACACCTAATCCTCTACAATGGGCTTCAACCTCGTTTAATAAATAATTAGAACGAGATAATATTAACCATTGACCAGAGGATATATCAACATGTTCGAAACTTGCTTCGGTGACTACATTACCAGTCTCTTCTCTAGGACTCCAAACTTTTTGTGTTCTTGTCTTAATACGACTTATGACTTTGTTAGCTATTCTAAAAACACTTTGGGGAATACGATAGCTTTTCTCCAAAACCCTAGCACCACTGGATATGTTAATCAAGAAGTTCACATCTGCCCCTGCCCAGCGAAAAATAGCTTGATCATCATCACCAGCGATATAAACTCGCTTAGATTTTTGTGCGAGAACCTTTACTAGTTTCCATTGTAATGGACTAAGGTCTTGGGCTTCGTCAACAAACATTACATCAAGACTAGGGGCAAGTTCTTTTCTTACACACATATCAAGCATATCTGTAAAGTCGTATAGTCCTCTTGCTTGTTTAAATTGGTTTAAGCCCTTAGAAAACCTTTCTAACGTATGCCAGTCTATATCTTCATCGTAGTGTTCTTGCCACTCCGACCTAAGATCTTGACATTTAAGTCTTGCTAATCCTTCTACAAACTTTAACTTATCGTCCTTAGATAACAAAGAAATAGATCCTTCTTCCAAAGTTATATCTCCAGTTAATCGTAAACCCATAATATCATTAAACTCTCTATAGCTTGAACGAGCCATGACAGAATCTCGTGACAACCCCAACATACGATAACATAACGAATGTAAAGTTCTAAAGTTAGGTATATCTTTTCCAGTTAAAGCAAACCTTTCCATAGTTCTATCTTTGCCCTCGTCTGAGGCTTTTTTAGTAAAAGCGAAATAACCAATCTTATCAGGTGAAGTTCCTTTTTCCATCTCCATTTCTATTAGGTTAAGAATAGTCGTTGTCTTGCCTGTTCCTGGAGGACCAAGAATAATTGACCATGTTGAAGGATCTATACTCAAAACGGATCCTCGCCCATACTAGGTAATTCGAAACTATCTTCTTGGGAACTAAACTCTGGTATATACCAAACCGTTACACCTTTACCTTTTACATGGAAAAAGTGATCACCACCCCCAAGTTCCCTGAGCCTTGCAGCAATATGATTTCTTCCGTAATCCCTAAACTGCTGTCTTCCAAAATAGTCTATTAAATCTTTTAACCTAAAATAAGTCTTGCTTTCTTCTGTCCAAGGCTTACCTAATAATAACTCATCTCTTGATTGGGCTTGTGCACGTTCAGTACAAAAAGATTCTAATAGTTCTTTAAACTGCCCTTGAACCGAAACATCATCTGGTACTTCAATAATAGATACACTATCTAATAATTGTTGGACTACAGTTCTCCAGTTGTTTTGTCTCATAGTTAATGGCATAAAGTTTAACTCGTCCATACATCTTCTTTGAAACTTAGTTTGGTTTTGTAACTCATCTGTGGTAAGTTCTATTCGGTGACCCTCTACATCTAAAAACCAAATCGGAGGTGTAGAGTCTTGTTTTTGTAGATTACTAAATTGTGGTAAGCCCCCAGAAGAACCAACCCCGTATTCGCATGTTCGACAAACGGCAGCATTACAATGAGAAGCGATAGGTTGATCGTTACACTTATATTGATAATCTCTATTACTTAACGACTTAATAACAGTCAATACGTCCGCAGCACCAAGAGGTGGTTTCATATATTGAAAATTCTTTTCTTCTAACTTCTTCTCCCAGTCGTCTGAAAACTTCTTTCGTAAAAACACACCAACATCAAATAGACCATTATTCCTAGTTCCTTCAGGAAAGCCCATACTACAAAGTATTTTTAAACATGGTGGTGCACCCTCTAAATCTTTATCTGCGTTATCTGCTGATATAATCTTTAGGCTTTCTAATTGTTTCTTACTTATTACTTTGGTTTTTGCATACTTTAAAAATTCTTCTAAGTCTGTTATCGCTACCCCTTTATCATCGTGGGCATACCTAGTTGTACGTTTACCACCGAAGTATGGCATATTTAGAGTGCTACCTCTATCACCTTTTTCTAACAGAAGTTTAGTTTGCTTGGGGAATATCTCTGCAGTTGCATAACCCAGCACCGATGCAATATCTTTTAATTTATGTTGAACAATAGCACAGCTGACTGGCTCGGATAGAAACACATATACATGTGCCCCTCCTGATTTAGACCGTGCTACCACAAAAGGAAGTTCATTAGTTTGTATTAACTTAGTTACTAAATCACCGTGGTTTAGAGGATATTGATCAATATCAATAGCACCCCAAGTACAAGTATTGTTTTCAGTAATCGGTATAATACCTAATGAATTTTTTCCTTCTAAATGATTTTTCCAAAGTTCTTGTAACCGTAAGTCATCAATATCTTCTGATATGATACGGTATCTTCCCTTTTCTTTTCCTATACCGTTACCCTCTTCTGAAACAAAAGAGCCATAAGCCTTTCGTAAACCTGAGAATAACTGTGCGAATTCCTTTGCTATCATAATAAAACAGGGGCAGTTTTCACTGCCCCTTAATACCTAGAACGGTACTGTGTCGTCAGAGACTGGGCTTGATACCCCCTCTTGATCAGGTTGCTTTACCTTTACATCTCCTGACCTTATTCCTTTTAAGAAGTTACTTGCTTCAATAAGAAAAGGCTTACTACTTACAGCCTTATCTAAACCAATAGACCAACCGTACCAAGAACCTTGGTCGTTTTGCTCACCAATAGTCTTTACTAGATAACGGAACATAAACATTGGGGCTTCTACTAATTCGCCTTTACTGTTTTGAACTTTGCGTTGCTTCATCTGACTAATCCATTTTCTAGATTTACTAAGCTGGGATGAAGTCATAGTAAGAACGGCTTGTTGCCATTCGGTTTCGTCTTGGTTAGTAATCATAACATAGAAGTGAGCAGTCTCCTCGATATAGTTACCGTTGTCTAAAACAAATTTGTTCTTATCTGTTTTAGTACACTGGCTTAATATCTCTCTGCTATGGTCAGGATTAACTAATCCTCCACCACTATTATCACGAGACTTCCACTCTATATACTTCTTTTGATAATAACAAGGAACAACAATTAACCCCTGATCGCCATCGGTACATTCTGAGGTAACAGTATTATAAATATGACCTTGCTCCGATCCTTTTACATACTTGCCATCGTTTTTGTTAAGTTGAGGACTACCTGATTGTATAATCCTTATAAAGGGAACAGAATAATCGTCAGTAGTCGTTTCTTCTAATCCTGTGCCTACGTTTAATATGTCGTCATCTACTACCATAATAGCTGACTCTTCTTTTTTTACAACTGCTTGTGCCATTTTTTCCTCCTATGACTTTGAAATTTTAGTTGTGAAACCACTATACAAACCAAATAGATTAACAGGAATATCCGTTCCCTTTTCCATTTGTTCTCTAGCGAATGATTTTAAAGTGGCATGGTGAACACCCTCTTTAGTAGTATAACTTTGCCCCATACTATCTAAAGCGGACATGACTTCTACATACTTATTGTCACCTCTGCCAAACTGTGAAACAACTTCACGCTTTATGAGTTCTCCGAAACCATTTTGTTCTAGCCAAGAGTGTGCTTCGTTTGCTCGGTCTTTTGAGATATGAGCCGTAACAAAAGGCTCAACCTTTATTTTAGTTCCGTCTTTTAATTCAAAACTAGATAAACCAACCTCTGCTAAAAGATCAGGTATTTCTTGTTCTGCAATCTGTCTTATTCTAAACTTATAGTCTTTAATAGACTCCTCGAAGCCTTTTACTTCATTTTGTTTATGAATAAGTTCGTTAGCCAATTTAGACAACTGATTTAACTCATCAGTTGTAGCCTTGACATTTAAGGTGTTTAAGCCCTCACCACTGAGGATATCGTCAAGATTTTCCATCATACTCTCCAAAGTATTTTAGGTTAATATTAATGGGAAGATATAGTGCTTCTTGTCTATCCCACTTTAGCATTTTAAACTTCCCATCGTTTACATGAGAAGCTATACTGCAAGCTATACCAATAGCTGCAGGATCTCCCATGAGCAACAAGTAGTCGTCATCAGAGAACTCATTTAAGCCTTCTCGCAACCGTGCAACGGTTGGAGCCGAACTAAATACAATTTGTCTGTTGGAAGGCAGTAATGTTCTTATTCTGCCAAATCGTGTAGCCCCAGAAATGTTCTTAGTACCGAAATCCTGAACCACATATACCGTAGCATTTTGTTCCATTCTACTTTCTCCAGTTATATTTAAATTACCTTACTATATTATTACTTAAATATATATAAGTATTTACTGGTAGCCTAATGTAATTTTAAAAAGATTTTGATTTTTATTTTTTATAAAAGCTCGTCATAATCTCATAATATCATAAGATGTGTGTTAAGTCCTTGTTTTTACTGAACAATGGCTCTATGAGATTTGTGTTTACAATATGATAGATAAAGGGTCGTAAGCAACTTTTTTTCATAATATTTATATATCTCACTAGATATTAGTATAGTATAGTAAATTTTAGAAAGAAAGAAGGAGAGAAATTTGTTTAAATTTAAAACTAAACCGTACAAGCATCAACTAGATGCTTTAACCGTTTCCTGCGAAAAACAAGAATACGCATTGTTAATGGATATGGGAACAGGTAAATCTAAAGTATTAATAGATACTATCGCTTACCTTTATGATAAAGGTGAAATTAATTCAGCTTTGATTCTTGCACCAAAAGGTGTTTATAAAAACTGGGTGGGTCAAGAAATACCAACACACTTACCAGAGCATATAGAGCATAAGATAGCTTATTGGTCTTCGCCCTTAACACAGAAGATAAAAAATGAGATAAAAAGTATTTGGGATCCAGAGTGGGATCTTCATATATTTGTAATGAATATTGAAGCGTTGTCAAGTGGTAAGGCTTTAGACGTAGCTAAGAAGTTTTTGTCAAGGCATAAGAATGGTCTTGGTACTGGAACTTTATTAGCTATAGACGAATCAACAGTTATAAAAAACCCTAAAGCAAAAAGAACTAAAAGTGCAATAGATTTAGCAAAGATGGCTAAGTACAAAAGAATATTAACAGGATCACCAATAACAAAATCACCTTTAGACCTATACTCACAGTTTGCTTTCCTTGGGGAATTTTTACTTGGCTTTAAATCATATTACTCTTTTTGTTCTCGTTTTGCAGATATGATTCGTAGGTCTGCAGGTACACATCAATATAATCAAATACTTGGCTTTAGGAACTTAGATGAACTTACTGACCTTATAAAACCTAATTCGTTTAGAGTTACTAAAGAGCAATGTTTAGACTTACCAGAAAAGGTATATACAAAAAGAAGTATCGAACTAACTTCTGAGCAGAAAAAAGTTTATGACGAAATGAAAAAGAATGCTGTAACTATACTAGACGATATGGAACAAGTTACTGCTAACGCTGTTATAACTCAGCTATTACGACTACATCAAATAAGTTGTGGGTTTTTAAATACGGATAGTGGAGCTAGTGTTGAGCTAACAAACAACAGATTAAGCGAACTGATGGGTATACTAGAAGAAGTAAATGGAAAAGCAATTATATGGGCTAACTATAGGCACGATATATTAGCTATACAGTCTGCACTTAAAAAAGAATATGGTGATAAATCAACTGCATCATACTTTGGTGATACTGCTGGAGAGGATCGACAAAAGATTGTTGAGTCTTTTCAAAACAACGACGATCTTAGGTTTTTTATCGGTCAACCAAAAACTGGTGGTTATGGTCTGACCTTAACTGCTGCAAATACAGTAATTTATTATAGTAATAGTTATGATCTTGAGGTAAGGTTGCAATCAGAAGATCGTGCACACAGAATAGGTCAAGAACAAAAAGTTACTTATATTGACTTAGTTGCAGAAAAAACAGTTGATGAAGTTATAGTAAAAGCACTTAGGCAAAAAATTAATATAGCTACACAAGTTTTAGGAGAAGATTGGAAAAAATGGCTGATATAATAAAAACATTTAAAGACTTGAGAAGAGAGAACGAACTAACTCAAAAACAAGTTTCTGAAAACACTGGTGTTAGTGTTATTACAGTTTATACTTGGGAAGCAGGACAAAGGCAACCAACCCTTGATAACTTTGAAAAAGTTTTAAATAATATGGGGTATGAGTTAAGTATAAAACCCTTGGAGGTAGCTCAGTGAACATAGATAGATTAAGAGTAGAGATAGAAAAAGACGAAGGCTGTAGGTACGAAGTCTATTTAGACCATCTTGGGCTACCAACTTTTGGAATTGGACATCTTGTAACAGAGTGGGATGACGAATATGGAAAACCTGTTGGTACTGAAGTTTCTGAAGCTAGAGTCAATAATTGTTTTCAAACCGATGTTCATGGCACAATAGACGAGTGTAAAAAATTATACGATAATTTCGATAAGATACCAGAAGAAGCACAGTTGATTTTATGTAACATGATGTTTAATATGGGCAGACCTCGTCTTTCTAAATTTAAGAATATGAATAAAGCTATTGCCGAAGAAGATTGGTTTGAAGCAGCAATTCAAATGGAAGATAGCCGTTGGTATAAACAAGTAACCAATAGAGCTGAGCGACTCATAAAAAGAATGGAAGACTTAGGTGTAAAAGAACAAGTTGCTACTTAGTTAACCCTTTTTGTTTTTCATATGTCCTCAAGCCACCCAATCCGAGCTTTCCCATCAAAACTGTCATAAGTGAGCCCATGTCAAAAGTTGGAAGTTCTGGTATTTCTACTGCTAAATATGCACACACAAACATGGTAACAGGTGCTAGGACAAAATGCCAACATAGGGCAATGCCGCATGTCCAACCAACAAAGGGTCTCCAGCCGCTTACAAAAATTGATCTATGCTTTGCTTCTGTTTGGTTTATAGCTAGTTGACCTTTAGCTAATTCTTGTGCATGATTCTCTGCCATCGTTGCCACTTCATGTGCCAACTTGTTCTTCATGTCTTTATCTTCTATAAACTTACCAAGTAAATTACTTACTGGTCCTATCAGAGCTGTTAACATTGCTGTCTCCTTTATGTTCGTGACCCATCCATATACCAAAGATACCTGTCATTACACCCATAACCACAGATACAAACGCAGATTGACTAGCTGTTGGTGCGTCTAAATCCATAAACCATTCGGCACATCTCCAGGACATTATCGTACTAGCAAGCATCATACATCTTGGTAAAATTTTCCATCTTAAAAAGGTTTCAAAATTCATTGTATTAAAATCTCATTTAATCCAAAGCCTTCCAATAAGACTAAAGTAAAGAACAGCAAAAGAATACCACCTGCTATCAACTTACCACTAAAATTAGTGGAGCCAATCTTAATAGCAAC